GCCGTTATCCCCCTGCTCAACAGAAACTCCATGATAAAGCTTTTCAAGAGATTCGGCAGCACCCCTTCGAGAGAAGGTGGTACTATCGTAAATCATTTGTCAAGCTCGAGGTTCTACATAAGTCAGGGGAAGATGAACGCGAGGATTATGATCCAAGACTCATACAGGGTGCCACCGATCAACTTAATGTTGCCATTGGTCCCTGGATCTTCGCTTTCTCTAAGTTGTTGGCCAAATCGTGGTCTCAACGACACGTCTTAACTTACGCAGCCGGAATGACATCTATCGACCTAGGGAATTGGTTTGGTCGGCATCAGAATGCCGACACAATGTGGGAAATGGATCAATCGAAGTTTGATGCCCACGTTGGAGAACGCTTGTTGAAACTCGAAATAGCCATATATAAACGTTTTGGCTGTCCTACGAGCGTTGCCGACCACCTGTACAATATGATTAGCACCACTGGCTTTACTCGCCATGGTGTTTATTATAAAGTTCAAGGAACGCGCAAATCTGGCGATCAGAACACGTCTTGTGGCAATACCATGTTGAATGGGTTGGCCACTTTGTTCGCCTTTTGCGTTGCTACAGGACGCCTTGCTCGAGCTGATCTTCGCGAAATCATTCGAAATGATCAGTTCCATGGCGTATTCATGGGTGACGATAGCGTCGTTGCTACTAAAGGACTGCCGCGTGCCATTGCTTTGCGAAAAGTGTTTGGCAAACTTGGGCTTGATGCTAAAGTTATTCGGCACAACCCAGCTGATTATGAGTCGGTTGGGTTCTGTTCTGGTTTGTTTTGGCCCATCACTGGCGAGAAGTTCGTCTGGGGCCCCAAGCCGGGACGGTTCCTTTTCAAGACTGGGTGGTCAATACAAGAGAGGCCCCCTGGTCACTTTTTGGGTGTTTTGGTTGGAGTCTATCCTGACACGGGTCACATCCCAGTGCTGTCAGAGATGACTGACTCCGCCAAGAAAGCAGGTTGTAACCCGGTGCTCAGTGAGGGTTACTTGTACCGAACGCATTGTCCGCGTCGTATGGAGATGAATCAAGAATCAATTAGAATGTTTCTCCGTCGGTACCACTGCACACGGTCGCAATTGGCTTTGTTGATAGAAAAAATCGGCAAGGGACCGTACCCCAAAACGTGCAACGATG